TCAGTATGTTCGCTTCTATCGTCATCTACCTTTTCCATAATCATTGATACTATGATGTCGCCAATTGTCGTTTCAAATAGCTGCTTGTCACAATCTTCACTGCCTTCGATTACAGTATAATTGAAACTGAGGACACCTTCATCATTAATACTAACTGTGTCGATCTGAAACACATAAGACTCGAAAGGGCCTTCTGCAATCATAATCGGACACAAAGAGTCCTCATCTACAGCTTCAAGCACAGCATACTTAACAGCCATTATACTGCCATCTCATCGCTATCGTAAACTATGTCATCCGTAGATCCATAGGTAAACTCCAATGCTGCGGCTTCATCGATTCGAGCTAGCAACTCGTCTGTAAAGTACTTGTTAGGTTCCTTGAGAATAGACTTAGCATATACTTTAGCACCATCTGGCATCTCATATCGGTTAGCAACCTTCTTGATGATGTCATACTTCTCAGCAAGCTCAAGAAGACCATAATAACGATCAAGACCCTTATCGTAAGTAAGCAATACTTCAATCTGCTTGTTCTCTTTAGTCAATCGAGACTTGGCCATTCTTACTTTTATGATATTGCCGATAATGTCTTTGCCATCCTTTTCCTTCTTCTTAGATAGGAAGCAGATCTGTGATGCAGTATACTTTAGACCGCTACCACCTGCCATCTCTTTAGTAGGTACGTATGATCCAACTACTTCATACACGTGGTTAGTAACAAGCATCGGTACGTTTGCTTTTGCTAGCTTGAGGTTCAGTACTCGGAACGTAGCCTTTAGTGTAGCTGCCTTAGTCATGTCACGAGTCTCACTACCAGCGTGAGTATCCTCTACCTCTTTTGTAGTAGACAGCTGACCTAGCGAATCGAGCACCATCATCATAGGTGGCTTCTCGCCTTTAGTGTCATTGTAGTTGTCTAGGATCTGAAGAGCAGTGTGTCTGAACTTCTGAATAGTATCTGGCTCTGAGATGATTACTCGATGGGTATCGATACCTCGATCACTCATCATCTTCTTAGTTACAGCAGCCTCAGTGTCAAAGTAGAACACAGCACCGTCTGGATTGTCATCTAGGAATCGCTTAACGACACCCATCACAAAGAATGTCTTACCAGTAGCAGACTCACCAGCAAACGCGGTGATCTTATTGTTGGGAACACCACCAAAGATAGAACCACTCAGTGCAGCATTGAGGATGTAACTACCAGTGTCTATGTTACCAGAGTACTCAGCACTAGCTAATCCATCTTCTGCAATAGAAGTATTCTCGTCGTTAAGTTGCTTAACGATATCACGAAAGAAGTCACTCATATCATTCCTCAATCAGGTTCATTCAATTTATCTATAATCTTTTTCTTTAGTCGCTGCAGCGACCTTTTCTCATGTTTATGTTCAAGAGTATTGCGGCGAGTATACAGCTCTATCAGTTGGTTATCAACATCTTTCAGCATCTGTCTTAGCTTATCTTTAGAGTCAATATTGTCAACGTTTGATTCTTGTTCGGTTAAGAATGAATTACTCATCTCATCATAATCATCAAGTGCACCTGGATGATCAATTTCTATCTCAATAGTATCCCAATCATTTTGATCTATGTCGTTGATTACTGCTGCTTCAATCTTATCGACACGGTGAGTTATTTTTTTTGGTTGTGTTAGTGTCATGTTGGCAGCAATTAGAAGTAATACTGCTAATGGATCGAATACAAACACAATGAGAAGAATGACCCAACGTACGGCTTCATCAAAAAAGTCACGAGCATCATCTCCATAGATTAATTCAGCAATATACTTCAGAGGACCAACTTCGACCTCAATAGCGAGTTTCTTTTGCTGGAGCGGGGCAAGTTCCATTTGGAGATCCTCAATGCGCCTCGCCGCAGCATCGATAGTCTCGTTAAGTGTTGTCCTTTCTTCACTCTGTGCTTGGCGAGTTGCAATCGAACCACTAGGACCTCGAATTCTGTCATAGTCGATGAGGGTTTGGACCTGAGAATCCAGTTGCGAGAGAACCGTTTCTGAATCTGTAATGATTGATTGCTGGCGAGCAATCTGTCTTTCCAAGTTTGTGATTTGTAATTCATTTGTTCCACCTACTGATATAGAATGTTCCAAGTGTGCCTTTGACAAAAAGCCAAAGATACCCATTGAGGTGATTAACATCAACACAACTACTGCTGTTGTGAGATATGTTTTTAACAGGAAGGGTACTTGCTTCCAATTGCGGTATAGCCACGAGGCAGTGACCAGCTTACCTGCCTCCAATACACCACCCATAATAATGATTGCAGTCGCTGCTCCCGAGAATATAGCAACGAGACCAGCAATACTATACCAAGCAGCTACCCCAGAGATAGCTAAAGCCATAACAAGGGTAAGGATACCCACTACTCACCTCTGTAGATTCGGTCTAGTAGATCCTGAAACTGTTCGATCTTTTCAAGTCTGTTGGGCCACCAGATATATTCCTTGTCAGCGTTTTGCCGAAGATTGTTAAGAAGTGGCTGCATAGCGTCATACAGCTTCGTTAACCGCTGCTGCACTTGATCAGCAGTTGCTGAAGTAGACTCAACTTGTTGATGAGCGGCTTGTACTGCTTCAAGCTCTTGTTCATCGACTGCAGTGAATCCAAAGTCGAAAGCATTGTAGATGTCGTCTGCCATTAGAAGAACGCCTCCAAAGTAGCTCTAGGTTCTACATCCCAACCTACAGCATCCAGTATGCTCTTAACCGGTTCCACAAACGCTTTCTCAAACTGGGTATCATAATCGATATGCTCACGTACACCAAATTGATCAGGCAGGATAGATGGGAATGCAATAACATTGCTCTGTACCTTGTTTGGTTGTTTAAGGTAGCAAAACTTGATCTTCTCACCCGAGTAGATCTTCTCATATTTATTACCAAGGTGATGTTGATCGATGTAATGGTTATACGTCAATGCTGCACGTACTTGGATTGGAGTACCCTTCTTAAACAACGTTGTTGCGTCTTTATAGAACTCAAGGCGGTTTACAGAGCGTGGGAACGCAATATCTTCAATAGGAAGGTTGTGGAAGTTGTCTTTGAGATCTCTGATGTATGCCTGTACTTCGCTTTCACTCTGCTCTAGGATTACCTTTAGAGTATCCTTAAACATCTGTCGACACACAGCAGGAGTAGAAGATCTAACAGCCTCAATACCCATCATCTTTAGCTTAGGCTCTTTGTACTGTACACCTTCACTGTTGTGTACGTTCAGCACATAGTGCTTCTTACCTGTCCATACACCCTTAGATGCAATCACCTCTCGCTTCATTACCATCTTCTGATCGTAACCATTGAGATAGTCTTTCAGCTTCTGATATGCAAGATCAAGCATGGGCTCGATCTTCTCTTCTGCAACCTTATCCAAGAACTTAACAGGATCCTTAGGCTTAACCTTATCGATCAGTCCACCCATGTTAATGTACAGAGAGTCAGTATCGATTGCAATCACATAGTCGATTTTATCAGTTCCAAGTACTTTATTCATGTACTGGTTGAGATGCTTCTCAGCCCAACGAATTGTTAACTGGCCACTGATAGTAATCCCTTCAGCAATACGGATGTCGTAGTATCTAAAGTACTCGTTAGACATCGCACCATAAAGGCTGTTCATCAGAATCTTAATTGCCATCTGCTTGTTATCGAGAGTCGTTACTTCTCTCTCCAACTCGTACCTGGATCCTTGATCCTGGATCTGTTGTTCTATCTCAAGCATTTGTTTCTTATACTGCTTACGCTCGTTGTACAGCTCGTTAACCAACTGAGGGAACAACCCTTTATGTGTTGCATTGAAGAACTGTCCCGTACCAGCCATACAGTACTCAGTAGGAACATCGACCTTGTTATGATCGAGCAGATAATCTACAGACGACCTGTAGCTACCGTTAGTGTTATCTCTTTTCAGCAGATCAAATGAATGAACTCGATCGACAACGGTCTCAGGTGACATATTGTATTGCATGATGATATGTGGATACAGACTGTTTAAGTCAAACGACATCACCCACTCATGCATCCCAACTTGAGGATCCTTTACATAAGCTCCTTCGATCTTACGCTCCTTCGTGTTGTCTCTCTTAGGAGGACAAATGATACCGCGGCTCCGCAACTGATTGAAGATCAACGCATCCCACACCGCTACAGAGCCAAATGCATCAGCGTAGTTAACTTTGCCTTTGTATGCAATCGTCATACACAAGGTAGCAAGGCTCATCTTGTCTTCAAGACGATCTACAATCTCAACGTCCTTAATGTTATAGTCGATAAACTTCTGAAAATCATTTAAGTATAGTTCGTTTAGTGATCCATACTCACTATAGTCAATCTTGTTCTCACCCAACACAACATGAGCAATGTGATCTAGCTTGTAGCTTTCTTGAGTACCGTAGCTGTATGCAAACTTCTTAAACAGATCCATGTAGTCCAGTTGTTCGATACCGCTGATGTCAAATACTTGCACATCATTCATTGCCATCTCAATCACACGACTGCGAACAGGGTTACGCATATCATGATTCCACGGAGATAGTTTGTTTGCGTGACCTTGACCAAGTACCTTATTGATACGGTTAACCAAGTACACAATATCGAACATACGGCTGTTCCATCCTGTAATCACATCCGGATAGTTTGTAGCCCACTGATCCATAAACTTGTGAAGTAGCTCAGCTTCGTTGCTGCACTTTACGTATTCAACGGTGAGATGGTTTACGATCGACTTACTGTGATCCCAATCACCAAGACCCCAAACGTAGTATACATTATCAATATTGTTCTTGATAGTGATTGCAGTGACTGGATGGTTAGCATCTTCAGGTCGAGGGAATCCTTGATCTGACTGAACCTCGATATCGATAGTAGTAACGTTGATCACGTCTCTATCAAATTCGATCACCTTTGGAAATGCATCGCTGATGAACTGCTGGATGAAGTTCGTGTTGCCGTGGATATCGAAGCCGTCAACATCCTTATGACGTTTAACAAAGTCCATAGCATCACTCATGCTATCGAAGTTCATCTCAGCAACAGGCTTGCCAGATAGAGACTTGAGCTCAGTTGGCTTGTTGCTGTTCACATACAGGGTAGGTCCGTAGTACACTTTGCGCTTGACAGACTTGCCCTTTGCATAACCACGGAAATAGATGTTGTCACCCAAACGAGTGACGTTAGTGTAGAATGATTTGCTCATAAGGACACCTTACAGGAAGAAGGTGTCACAGTCAAGCTATAATCTTTGAATCTGCAGTAATGATGCCACCAAACATCTTCTTGTGTTGGTCTTCTAGACTCTTGTCTGGAGTTGCTACAAACACAACCATATCTTTGTTGACCATCAGCGCA